TTAGCCGGAGCCGTCGCCGGAGCCGTCGCCGTCGCCGTAGCCGTAGCCGGAGCCGTCGCCGTCGCCGTAGCCGGAGCCGGAGCCGGAGCCGTAGCCGGAGCCGTCGCCGGAGCCGGAGCCGGAGCCGGTTACTGCTTCCATACCGGTACCGACGCGATCGATTCGCGCGCGGCCTCGCTGATCGGAATGATTTCGATGACGCCCTTGAGCATCACTTCGGGCACGGCCTCAGGGAACTTGCATTCCCGCGGCTTCGTGGTGCCACTGCTAGCCAGTTGAGAGAGGCTTGCGGCGCCGTCCCAGTACCAAATGCGGCGAGCGTCGGTGACGACTGCGGTATCACCTTCGATCTCAGTCAGCGTCCCGGCGAACACGCCAGCGCTGAGGGTGCGGACCATGCAGTAGCGGCCCGTGAAGTTCGTGTTCATGCGTTCTCCTGGTTGTGCGGTGAATGACTGCTGCGATCCCTTCCCCCTTCGCGGCTTCCTCGCGCTTTGCTGCGCCGTGTGCTGCTACGCCTGCCGCTTCAGGGTCTTCCCCGGCTATGCGGGGCTGCGGCTTCGTGGGGTGATGCGATGGGGTGAAGTATCACAAATGTGTTTGTGGATGTCAAACACAATCGTGATGTTCGAGGGCAAAAGAAAACCCGCCGAAGCGGGTTGGTGTGTTCGCAGCGAAGAGGGGCTTAAACGCCGTTCTTCTCCCAGTCGGTCTCTTTGGTTGGCACCCCGGGTGTTGGGATTGGCTTAGGCCTGCAGTGGTTGCCCTCCCATTTCGACGACACCACAAGTCCCTTCTGCAGCTCGAAGGTGGTGTCGCAGAACCGTTCGAATGGCTTGTTTGCAGTCACCGGGATGTCTTCTCGGAACCGCAAGAATGAGGACGCTCCCACCGTGTAGCGCTGGGTCGGAATCCCCCAGCCGCGAATCAGCGTCGCCTCATCCTTGCCCCGCCAATCGTCCAGATTCGCGATGTAGGCGGGGGTGTGCCGGCATGCCGCAAGCAGCAAGGCTGCCAAAACTATCCAGCGCATCAGATTCTCTCGCTTTGCTTATAGACCGCGCGCCCCAGGATCTTCACGTCCTCGGTGCACCGTTTATCGGGGTAGCGGCGCTTGTCCGCGTTGTCTGAAGTCAGCCACCATTCGCCGCCATCGCGACGCATCCTCTTGATGACGGCTTCGCCTTCATAGTTGGCGGCAAACACCTCGCCGTCCGCGGGTGCGGCATCGGCTAGGTTAATAACCACCACGTCCCCATCGAACAGGCTCGTCTCCATGCTCTGGCCGGCCACGCGCAAGGCGATCAGGCGCTCTGGCTCGTAGCCATGCAACGCAAACCAATCTGCCCGGAAGAAGATCGGCCGGCTCTCGCCTTCCTGGTACTCGATTCCATATCCGTGCGCGCCAGCGGAGAGCTTTAGCTCAGCCCGCCTGACCGGCAAATAGTCCGAGGGGGCGGGCGCAAAGGCCTGTACACCCTCGGGACCATTTTCAGGGCCGATCCCATCAGAAAGCCAAAGGGGAGACTTGCCCAGGACCGCCGCCATCCGCGCCAGGTAGCTGGAAGATTTTCTGGTGCCCGACTCAAGATTCCCGATGACCGACTGACCGCACCCGGCGGCCTTGGCTAGGTCGGTTTGAGTCAATCCCTTTTCCTCACGGGCCTTGCGCAGGCGTTCCGATAGCGTCGGCATATCGCAATTGTGATATCTAACGCCATCACTATGGTGTTTGACATCGCTAAACACGATTGTGATAATGGGGTTATGGACATCCGAAAGAACGTCTCCGACCTCATCGAGGCCGGTGTCACGCAAGGCGAGATCGCCGACGCTGCCGGGTGCGCTCAATCGACCATCTCCATGCTGTACAGGGGTGAGCGGGGCGCACGGCCTTCTGCCGAACTCGTCGCTGGCATCAAGCGAGCTATGCGTAAGCATCGCAAGCGCATCAAGGCCGCCTCCGAAGCCGCCGCAGCATGAATTCCCCCATGTATCCGATCGCGCCGGCCCATAAGGGCATGCCGCAGATGCCGCAGAAGACCGCGAGCACTCCGGTTAGCGCCGCCCAGGCCGACGTATCCCCGAACACCCAGCGCCCGAGCCACCACACGCCGAACGCGGAGGCAAGCGCAAGTGCGCCGATGGCCGTTGTCATCGCCAAGAAAGCCAGTACCTGCAGCAAACCCATTGTGTCTCCCTGTCCCTTGGTGGGGCTCCCTGTGGCCGGCCCTCGGGCTGGCCGCTTTTTTCGTTTCCGTCATGGCTGCCATTTTCAGGCCGGCCACTGATAACCCCCGATTCCGACTGATAGGGATTCGTCTCAATGCGTATCAGTGATTCTCAGCCGCCCCAGCCGCAGCAGCTGGTTCTCGCCTACGACCCGACACTGCGAGAGCGCTTCGGCAGCCTCAAGGAGAGCGTAGCCGCAGGCATCTACAAGCGCGGCCTGAAGCGCATGGCGGGCGATCTCGATGAAGCGCCCGGGAACCTCTCGGTGCAGATCTCCGGCGAGGGCCAGCGCAAGTTCGATCTGGATCAGCTGGAGCGCTACATCCAGGTCACCGGCGACCACACGCCCATCTTCTACCTGATCGCCCGCTACCTGCCGGACGGCGAACGCGCCGACCGCGAAGACGCAATGGAGCAGGTGACGAACCTTCTGCAGGCGCTGCCGCAGCTACTCGTGACGGCGGGTCTGGACAACACCAAGCGCAAGGGGAGCCGGTAATGAGCAAGGTCACGATCACTCTGGTTGACAACGAAGAAGAGGGCAGCGTTGAGGTGTCGCTCGACTTCGGCGACGAGGGTGCGCAGGAAGGAAGCACTGCCCATCTCATGGGAGTGAAGGCGCTCCGATTCCTCAACGACATGTCGGATGAGGAGGACGAATGATGCGTGGACGTACCGGACTGTTGCTCGCGGCAGCGCTCGCCCTGGCAACGAATCCTCTGATGCCTGCCATGGAAGCGCCTGCGGCAGTCGTGCGCAGCATCAGCAAGCGCCAGAAGCGCGGCGGCCTGCGCGCCATCGTTGCCATCGGAGGCTACCTGAAGAGGCCCCGCCAAACGCATAAGCAGGCGCGCCGCCAGGCGCTGAAGGCGCGCGCGAAGCGGAGGGCCGCATGACCACCGCCCTCTACATCGTCCTGGCCTTCGCACCTGCCGTGGTCATCGTGCTTCTGGGCGTCGCTGTTCTGTGGCGGCGCCACGTCGAAGACGAGCGGCAAGCCCGCATCGCCGACGTCATTGCGCGCGGGAGGGAGTGACCCGGTGTTCAAGGTTCCCGAGCAATACCGCGTGAAGCATCCGTTTGGCTCTGGCGACGCAACCAATGGCGCCTTCCTGATTCCGGCCGGAGCCAAGCGGAATCTAGGTCTTGCTGTCATTGCGAGCGATGGCGAGGGCTGGGAGCACGTGAGCGTTTCGACCGCGATGCGCTGCCCGACCTGGGAAGAGATGTGCTTCGTCAAGAATCTGTTCTGGGACGAAGAGGACATGGTTATGCAGTACCACCCGCCCAAGTCGCTCTACGTGAATGTGCATCCGTACTGCCTTCACATGTGGCGTCCAACGAACGGAGCGGTGGTGCCAGTGCCGCCGGAATGGATGGTTGGGTAGGGATGAACTATTACGAGCGCCACCTGGGCGACTACGCGCGAGACACGGCGCACTTGTCGATGCTCGAGCACGGCGCCTACAGCCTGCTGCTGGATCGCTACTACGCGACTGAGCAGGGCATACCCGCTGACCAGGCGCACCGACTTGCGCGAGCTCGCACACGCGAGGAAAAGCAGGCGGTCGATGCCGTGCTCGAAGAGTTCTTCACTCTGCAAGACGGCGCATGGACCAACGCGAGGGCCGAGGAAGAAATCGCCAAGTACATCGCCAAGCAGCCCGAGGCAGACAAGCGACGCGAGAACGACAAAGAGCGCCAACGTCGTGCGCGCGAACGCCGGAAAGCCATGTTCGCGGAGCTGGACGTCCTCGGTGTGCGCATGCCATGGAACGCTACGACGGACGAGTTACAAGCTGAACTTGACCGCGCTACATCACAAAGCAGTCACGCGCCCGTCACGCCACCTGTCACGCGTGACAACACGGCTACCAGACACCAGGCACCAGACACCAGTAAACCCTTCGATAACCCTAGCGGCAGCGATACGGTTGTCAGTGCCCCTCCGCTGGAGTCGCCGCCGCCTGCCGCGCGGGATGCGATCAGCATCAGGGCGACCGAAATGGCGGTCCTGCTGCGCCACCGGGGCGCGGCCCTGCAGGCAAGCGACCCCATCGTCCGGAGGTGGGCCGAGTCCGGCGTCACCGACGCACAGGCCCTCTCCGCCCTGGAGACGGCGCAGGAGCGTCGCGCCACGGCTGGCAGCGCCCAGCAGATCACTGCCGCCTACCTGAACCCGATGGTGCAGGACCAGCGCGCACCGCCTGGCACCGCGTCCGGCAAGCCCAGGGGCAGCAGGACCACCACCGTGCATGACCAACGCCGAGCCGCGGGTATCGCGATCTTCGGCAACCTCGACCAGCAGCAGGAGCGAAACGATGAGCGTGTCATCGACGCAAGCACCACCCCGGCCGCAAGAGCGGCGCTTGAGCGATAGCGCCGTCCGGCGCCTGTTCGCCGAGTTGCAGGGCCTCTACGGCTCCCGCTGGATCGACATGTGGAAGCTGGGCCAGGTCCGCGAGAGCGACGGCGCAGACCTTGGGTTGCTCAACGCCCAGGACGTGTGGGCCAAGGCTCTGGGCGGTTTCGCAGACCACCTCGACATCCTCCGCCAAGCGCTGCAGGCCTGCCATTCGCGTCCGTTCCCGCCGACGCTGCCCGAGTTCCTGGAGTCCTGCCGCAGCTTCTGCCACGGGCCGCTAGTGCCGAAGGAGCGCCACCTAACGGTGGTGCGCAATACGCAAGAGCCGGACCCTGCCGAGACCGCGGCGCGCGCCCAAGAGGCTCTGGAGAGGGCGCGCTCTGTGACGGTCAAGGGGCCCAGCTACGACTACAAGGGTTGGGCGAAGAAGATCGTCGCGAACCCGAAGAACTACCCAGCGATGAGCTTGAAGCTCGCCCGTGAAGCGCTGGGAGCCGCGGATGAGGCGCTGGCATGAATCTCAAATGCGCCGGTTGCGGCAAGGCGCACCAAGAGGTGCGCCTCCTGGTAGCGCTGACTGACACGCTCCATATCTGCAATGAATGCGTCGACCTTTGCTTGGAAATCTGTGCCGATAAGACCTACGGGGGAGACGGCTTTGTGAGGATTGCAACCAAGGAGTTGGAGTCGCTACGAAAGCAGGTTCACCAAGCGGAAATGACCAAGATTTGGATTTCCAGCGTCCGCGACGCTATGGATAGGGCTGATGCAGTTGGAGGAGCGGCATGAGCAGAGACGTGCTTTGGATGACCGTCAATCGCCTCTCAATCGAGGTCAAGGTTTCGGACTGCTGGACGCTAAACGACAAGCCAGTCCGGCTCATGTGCGTGCCGTTCGAGTTCGAAGCCCCGGAAGGCATGAAATTCAGGTTTGCGCGCCGGATCATCGTGTTGTGGTTTGCCATCTGGATCGTGCTCGAAGAGAAGGCCTCGGCATGACCCATGGACACGACAAGCGAGCAGTGGCGGGCGATCTGCGAGGCGCGGACGGTAGCCCGATGGACCGAGGAACAGCGCAAGGCCTACTACGAGGACATGATGCGCAAGCGGGGCAGGGAAGCTGCGAACGCACTGATCGCGGATGTGAATCGGGAGAGGCGCGCGAATGAGCTACCTCATCGGGATTGACCCCGGCGCATCTGGGGCCGTGGTCGTGATGGACGCGAAACACTTCAACCTCATCGAGTGGGCCTTGATGCCCACGCTCAAGGTCGGCAAAGCAACGCGCGTCAATGCGCCCGCTCTCGCAGCGATGCTGCGAGACTTTGATGCCGGGCATGCCTACCTCGAACAGGTCGGCGCGATGCCGGGGCAGGGCACCGCCAGCATGTTCAGCTTCGGACACTCCGCAGGCGTTGCAGCCGGTGTGCTGGGGGCCATGGAGATCACGACGACGCTGGTGGCGCCGCAGACATGGAAGAGGCGCGCCGGGCTCGTCGGCACCGAGAAGGACGCGGTGCGAGCACGCGCTATCCAGCTTTGGCCATCGTGGCGCGCGCTCGACAAGAAGGGGGCCGGACAGGCGTTTGCCGATGCGGCGCTGATCGCAAGGTTTGGTGCAGCGGAATGACGTCTCATGGCTAAGTGCATCTTTTGCGGCGGCAGAGCCGAGTTGCTGTGCGATAGCAGGCTTGGATGGGAGCGCATGCGTGGGCAGATGGCGAAGGACGCGCCGAATCTGCTGGCCCTCTCATCCGATTGCATCCCCTCCCGGTATCGGGTCGTGCACACGTGCGACGCGCCGCTGTGCCGCGCATGCGCCGTGAGCGACGGCACGATGCATTTTCGACTGCGCCATGGTCCGTCCTTCTCGGAGAGCGTCGACTACTGCCCTGGACACAGTTTTGGCACGCTCAGAAAAGAGATCACCGGGCTGGAAGCCGAGGCTATGCGGGCAGCTTGGCGCCGAAGTGCGAGAACAAAGCGATGAACCCGTCCAAGCCCCAGCGCCAGGAGCGCACACACAACCGCGACCCGCGCGCACGCGCGTTTCCCGACGGCGAGGCATGACCGAAGTAGCGCACCTCAATCCCGGCGAGCGTGTGGATTGGTTCCGCATGTTCGCCGACCTCAAACGGAACGGCTGGTCCGTGTGGAACATCGCCGAGCAGACCGGCTTGCCTCGCGAGCGACTACGCGGGTGGCAAAACAATGGGCACGAGCCGAAGCACACGGACGGCGAAGCGTTCATCGCGTTCTACTGCGAGGCGATGGGCCGCCACCGCGCAGACCTGCCAGTCATGCGCCTGGAACTCTCTGCCGCGAAGGCCAGATAAACGGGTGGGAATCCACCCATGAGGCCGCCAGACACTTCCCGGGTCTTTCAGACCCAATGACCGGAGTGTTCGCTATGGCTAAGACGCAACCTCGCATCCCGGGCGAGGATCCCGCTGATACCCAGCATGACGATGCTGACATCGCCCTGGCTGCGGCCGAGCCGGTGGAAACGCCCAAGCCCAAACGCTCAGGCAAGGCCGAGCCAGTGGCGCATGCCGGAAAGCTCCCCTCGCAGCACGACATCGACGCGACGAAGCTCGACCGTGCGGTGCTGACGGATGACGGCTGGCTCGTGCCGGACAAGCCGCTGCCGAAGAACGACACGCTTCGCTGAGGCCACCATGTGCAACTCGAAGAGCTTGTACGATCCGGCCGGCATTTATGGCGGTGGCGGCGACCAACTGCACGCAAAGCTTGGCCTGGGCGTGAAGCCCGAGACGCCTGACGTGGTGACGCGCGATCCGGTGGCTGAGGAAGCTGCGGCCAAGACCTCAGCGACGCAGGTGGCCAACGCAGCGATCGTTGAGCAGAAGCGCCGACGCAAGGGCGCAAGCCTGCTGTCGTCTGGTAGTGAGCGCGGCGCGTCCGACTACGGGTCGTCGCTGCTCACGCAGGGCAAGACGCTGCTCGGGGGCTAAATGGCCGACAACAAAGGCGCAGCGATCATCAAGCGCGCCGATGCACTTCGAACGATTCGCCTGCCGCAGGAGCAGCCTTGGCGCGATGTGTTCGACTACTCGTTCCCGTCGCGCGTCGATGGGTTCGATGGCGAAGTGCGGGACGCGACGAACACGCAGGACCAGCTTGCGCGGCTCACCGACTCCACGCTCGCCGAGTCCGCGCAGATCCTGACGTCGAACATCCAGGCTGGCATGACGCCGGCCAACGCCGTTTGGACTGGCTTCCAGACTCCGCAGCAGTCGCAGGAGGAAAGCCTGTGGTTTGATGCCTGCGCGACGACAATCTGGCAGCACATCCACGCGAGCAACTTCGACGCCGAGGATTACGAAGCGACGCTTGAGATGGTGCTGGCCGGCTGGGGTGTGCTCTTCATTGACGAAGACCGCGACGCCGGCGGCTACGTGTTTCAGTGGTGGCCCATCAGCGGCTGTTATATCGCCCAGTCCAAGCCTGGCGGCAAGGTCGACACGATCTATCGGCCCTACAAGCTCACGGCTGAGCAAGCGGTGAATCAGTTTAGCCTCCGCGGCGACCAGCTCAGCGACGCGGTGCGTGAATGCGCAATGAAGAAGCCGGACGAGCTGATCGAGTTCGTTCAGGCGATCTATCCGCGCAAGGGCGGTGTGCAGGGTGCGGCCATGGCTCGCAATCTGCCGTTCGCCTCCTGCCATGTGGAGCGCAAAACGGCGAAGCTCGTGCGTGAGAGCGGCTTCCACGAGCAGCCCTTCACCTGTTTTCGCTGGAGCGTGCTTCCCAATCTGCCCTACGGCATGGGCCCGGCCTCGGTCGCACTGCCCGACGCCAAGATGCTCAACGGCGTAAAGCGTCTTGAGTATCAGAATCTCGATATGGCTGTGGCCGGCATGTGGATTGCCGAAGACGACGGGGTGCTCAACCCGCGCAACGTGAAGGTGGGAGCGCGCAAGATCATCGTCGCCAACTCGGTGGACAGCATGAAGGCGCTGCAACCGGCGACAAACTTCCAGATCGCGTTCATGAGCGAGGAGAAGCTACAGGCGCAGATCAAGCGCGTGATGATGGCCGACCATCTGACGCCGCGCGAGGGCCCCGTGGAAACGGCCGCCGCCGTGTATGAGCGCATCAGCCTCCTGCGCCAACTGCTCGGCCCGCTCTACGGCCGCCTGCAGTCGGAAAAGCTCAAGACGCTGGTAGAGCGCTGCTTTGGCATTGCGATGCGCGCGGGTGTTCTGCCGCCCATGCCCGAATCTCTGCAAGGCAAGCAGGCCACGGTTTCCTACCGGTCGCCCTTCGCCCGTGCGCAGAAGATGGAAGAGGTTGCGGCGATCGAGCGCGCATGGATGTCCGCGGGCCAGATTGCGGTAGCCAAGCAAGACCCTGGCGCCATGGACAACCTGGACGCAGACGCATCGGTCATCGAGATCACTAAGGCCGTGGGCGCAGAGAAGATCCTGCGCGACCCGAAGGTCGTTGCCCTCATCCGCAAGCAGCGCGAAGACGCGCAGCAGGCCGCGAAGCAGCAGGAAATGGCTCAGCCCATCGTGCAGGAAGCCGGCAAGGCTCTCGCGCAGAACATGGTGAATGCGTGAGCCAGAACGACGAAGCGCGTGCGCGCGCACTCATGTACCGCGACATCTTCGAAACAGATCGTCGCGGCGCTGCCATCTTTGAAGACCTGTACCGCCGCTTTGCCGCGCACGCCAAGGTGCATACCGAGGGCGGCATCGATGCGGTGCTCAAGACCTACCAGGCCTCGGCGCATCGAGAGGTGATCGAGTACATCGTGCGGCAGATCAACCGCGCCAACGAGGTCGGCGACGACCAAGACCAGGAGTGACCCGTGTTCCTTCGCAATCGCCATCCCTATCTCGAACAAGCCGCTGACGTGCCCGCAGGCGCTGGCGGCGGCGGTTCTGGCGCGTCCGCTGGTGCTGATCCGGCGGCAGGCGGATCGCTGCTTTCCCAGGGCGGCACGCCGGCCGAAGTCCCGCTCAACGAGTTTGTGCCGGAGAAGTTCCGCGCGATGCGCGACGACAACGGCACGCAGGTATTCGACGCCGAGGCCACGCTGCGCAAGGTGACGCAGAGCTATGTGGAACTCGAGAAGCACAAAGGGGCAATCCCTGAGGTGCCGAAGTCAGCAGAGGAGTACGCGCCCAAGATCGAGGTGGAAGGCTTCGATATGGATGCGTTCAAGGCCGACCCGATGACGGCAAGTTTCCTCAAGGGCGCGCACGCTAAGGGAATGACCAATGACCAGGTGAGCTACGTCCTGCAGAGCTATTTTCAGTCGGCACCCGAGCTTGTGCAGGCGGCGAAAAACTTCGACCGCGGCTCCTGCGAAAAGTCGCTGCGCGAGACCTGGGCAGATGAGGCTGCCTTCAAGCAGAACCTGTCTGGCGCTTGGAAATCGTTCCAGACCTACGCCGAGAAGGCGGGCGTTACGGTGGAGGAGGCCGAGGCGTCGGGCATCGCCAACAACCCGATCTTCCTGCGCCTGATGGCATCCATCGCGCCCGAGCTGCAGGAAGATCCGGGCGTGCATCCGGGCGACGCTAGCCCGACTGGCGAGAGCGATATCAACGCGCTGCTGGTATCGGAGGCTTACATGAATCCCAAGCACCCGGAACACCAGAACGTGAGCCAGAAGGTGCAGCGCTACTACCAGTCGAAGTTCAAGGGCGCCGCGCTCTAGAGCGTGTGCCAATCGGGTGGGAATCCACCCATTCCAAATCCGCAACATCACGGGCAGTGAGGCCCGTGGTGGCACGCGGAGAACCTCCTGAATTGCCCGTCAGTGCAGCGCTGTAGCCGGCGCGCACCACGACAGCAGGCCCGGCAGACGGCTGGACAACCTGAAGGCGACCTCGACAATTTCAGGAGCCATTCATGTCTTCCACTATCCCCGAGGCATTCGTCCGGCAGTTCGACGATACCTATCGCATGCTTGCGCAGCAGAAGGAAAGCCGCTTCCAAAGCGCTGTTCTGGACCGCGGCATGATCACCGGTGAGTCCTTCACCGCCAACAACCTGGGCACCGTCGATGAACTCGACGAGGACAACGTCCGCCACGGCGACACCATCTGGTCCGAGATCGACCACGAAACGCGCGTCGCGGTCATGCGTGATTACAACAAGGCGTTCCCCGTCGATCGCGCCGACGAGCCCAAGCTGCTCGCCAACCCGAGCGGTTCGTACATGGAACGTCTGGTGCAGGCGAAGAACCTGCGCATCGACAACCTGATCTATGCCGCGCTGCGTGGCGCGTCCTTGAAGAAGGACAGCACCACCGTAGCGCTACCGGCAGGGCAGAAGATCGCCCACGGCAGCGCCGGCATGACCAAGGCCAAGATCATTCAGGCGAAAAAGCTCTTCCGCAAGAACGAGGCCGATAGCTTCAACGGTGAAGAGCTCTACATGGCCTACAACGCCGACGTGCTCGAAGACATCCTCGCGGACACCACACTGACCAGCGCGGACTTTCTGGCCGTGAAGATGCTCCAGGACGGCGACGTATCCGGCCGCTGGATGGGCTTCAACTGGCTGCCCTACGAACGGCTCTTCAACGATGGTACTGCCACCTACGCCGTGGCCTGGGCCAAGTCCGGCGTGCATTTCGGTACCGGCTTCATGGAAGGCGACGTCGGCCGCCGCAAGGACAAGAAGAACACCCTGCAGGTGATGATGTCCGGCTCGTGGGCTGCAGTGCGCACCGACGAGAAAAAGGTCGTCGAGATCGCCTTCCAGTAACCCGCCACAGACTTCAAGGAGAACGACATGGCAGAAGTGAATGGACGCCTCCCGACCGAGTTGGCTGCGGGTCGGAAGGTTCTTCCCGACACACTCGCGGGTTCGGCAACCGCAGTTTGCGAAATGCCCCTGACGCACTCAGGTGCGCAGATCGCCGACACGATCGGGTTTGGCGTCGTGCTGAAGAAAGGTACGCGCCTGCTCGGGCTGCCGGTTCTCAGCAACGGTGCCGGCACCGCGTCGAGCACGATCGCCGTGGGCCTGCGCAACGCGGTCACCAAGGTTGTGGTGGATGCAACTGCGATCCTCCCGCAAACCGCAATCAACGCTGCCCAGACGATCCAGGTCGCGACTGGCAACAAGATCAAGGACGGGCAGCGTTATGTGCTCGACCAGGACTGCGAGCTCTACGCCACCGTGGCCGGTGCAGCCGTGCCGGCTAACCAGGCGATCCGTGTCGAAGTGCCGTACATGCAGGCCTGACCCACTGGGCCTGTGAATGGAAGCGGGGGCCAAGTGCCCCCGTTTTTGTAGGGAGCGCACCGCATGGCGGTCAATGCTGTATCGATCTGCTCGAATGCCCTGCTGCAGTTGGGCGACAACCCGATCAACTCGCTGACGGACAGCAATGATCGCGCACGCCTGTGTGCAAACCTGTACCCACAGATCCGTGACCGCATGCTCCGCGCTCACCCCTGGAACTGCGCGATCAAGCGCGTGGTCCTCGCGCCGGATGCAACCGCGCCAGCCTTCGACTGGCAGGCTCAGTTTCTTCTGCCGAGCGATTGGCTCAAGACGCTCCAGGTTGGCGACAAGTACCAGCCGCTGAGCTACGTGTCAGAGGGCCGCTACATCCTTGCCAACGCGGACTCACTGCCGCTGCGCTATGTGTTTCGCAACGATGTTGAGGGCACATGGGATTCGCTGCTGCAGGACGCGATGACGCTCGCGATGTGCGTGGCGCTGGCCTATCCGATTACCGAGTCGACCACGCTGCGCGAGAGCTTCTTCCAGCAGCTGCAAGCAGCGCTGAAGGAAGCGCGGGCCGTTGATGGGCAGGACGATCCGCCTGATACCTTCGGCGACTTCCCTTTGCTGAGCAGCCGGTTCTGAGGGGCGCACGATGCCGCGCGTCCATCTGAACCAAACCAACTTCACGGCGGGGGAGATCTCGCCGGAGATGTACGGTCGCACCGACATCGAGCGCTACCCCAACGGGGCAAAGCGCCTGACGAACTGCTCGGTGCGGATTCAGGGCGGCGCTGTGGGTCGCGAGGGCTCGATCTACGTGAAGGGCGCGAAGTTCGACGCCACACGCAAGTGTCGTGTGCTGCCCTTCGTCTTCAGCCGGCAGCAGGCCTACATCATCGAGTTCGGGCACCAGTACGTCCGATTCTACAGCGAGCATGTGCAGCTCGGTGCGCCCTACGAGATCAGCACGCCCTACACGGAATCGACGGTCTTCGAGATCGACTACGCGCAGCGTGGCGACACGATGTTCATCTTTCACAAGGACATCCCGACCCACCGCCTACGTCGATTTGGCAACACGAATTGGGATGTCGCCCCCGCGCCATGGGTCTATCAGCCCACAACGGAACTAGGCTTCAAGCCCACTGCAAACCTGACGCTTTCGTCAGCCAGCGTGGGTACTGGGCGGACGGTCACCGCATCCGCAGGCGTCTTCATGGCCTCCGATGTGGGGCGCGACATCGTGTCGCAGGCAGGGCTTGCGACCATCACCGCCTTTACGAGCGCGACTGTCGTGACGGCCGAGATTGTTGTCGCGTTCTCCAGCACGTCGGTGGCGATCAACTCCTGGACGCTTGAGGGTTCCCCGCAGACCACGCTCACTCCGTCGGCGGCTACGCCAGTGGGCGCCGCTATTACGCTGACGCTTGGGGCGAATGGTTGGCGCGACCCGGACGACATTGGCAAGCTCATCGTGATCAATGGCGGGCTGGTGGAACTCTTGAGCGTCACTAGCGCGACTGTTGCCAATGGGAAGATCCTGCGCGAGCTATCCAGCGCTGCCGCAGCGCCAGCCCTGGCCTGGACGCTGGAGTCCAGCATGTGGGGAGGAGACAACCTTTACCCGGCCACGGGCACCTTCTACCAGCAGCGCTTGATCATGGCGAACAGCCCCGGATTCCCGCGGCATGTCTTCGCATCCTCGACTGGCAATGTCCTGGACTTCCTCCTTGGTACGGACGACTCCGACGCCTTCGCGACTCCTGTGGCCGACGCGGACGAGATTCGCTACGTGGCATCGGTGCGCGTGCTGTCCTCGATGGCCTACAACGGCGAGTTCGTCATGCAGGGTGGTGTCGAAAAGCCTATCGCGCCGACGAACGTGCAGATCACCAACCAGAGCAACTACGGCGTGGACAAGGTGCGCCCCGTGCGCGTGGGAAACGAGCTCTATTTCACCCAGCGCGCCGGTCGAAAGGTCCGGGCTTTCACTTACCAATTCACCGAGGACAGCTTTGACGCGCCGGATATTACAAAGCTGGCCAACCACATCACCGAGGGTGGCGTGGCTGAAATGACCTACCAGCAGGAACCATACTCGCGGCTCATGTGCGTGCGCGAAGACGGCGTGATCGCACAGGCCACACTGGATCGCACCGAGGGCGTGATCGCCTGGACGCCTTGGGAGACGGACGGCGTCTATGAATCGCTCGCGACCATTCCGGTGGGCGACGCTGACGAGACCTGGGCAGTGGTGCTGCGGACGATTAACGGTGTTCCCCACCGCTTCATCGAGTACTTCAGCGAGAGTGTTCGCACGGATAGCGCAGTCCTGCAGACCAGTGGTTCGCCCAAGAAGACGTGGACCGGTCTTGATCACCTGAACGGCGCCACAGTGGCCGTGCTCGCCGACGATGTCGTGATGCCGGACATGGTCGTCTCTGGCGGTCAGATCACTCTGCCGCGCAATGCCTCGGCGATTCAGGTGGGGTTGCACTACGAGCCTTACATCGAGTTGCTGCCAATCGAGTTTCCCACCGGGCAAGGTACGGCGCAGGGCGCGCAGGGCAAGTGCGGCGAGATCCGCGTGCGCCTGCATGAGTCGCTTGGCTGTGTGATTGAGGATCCGGACGAAGGCAAATCGGAGGTGATCCCGTTCAGGCGCTTGGGCGACGCTGTGCTTGATCAACCGATACCGCCGTTCTCGGGGGACAAGACCACGACGCAGATGGGCTGGAAGAAGAACAGCGGAAACCTGGTGATTCGCCAGCCGCAGCCGCTGCCGTTCCATGTGCTGTCCGTGGTCCGTCGCGTGACGGTGAATGACTGAGGCCGCCATGACGATGCGAACCGCAACCCTCGCTGACATCCCGGCCATTGTCCGCATGGCCGCTGCGATGCACGCCGAGAGCCGATATGCGCGCCTGACCTTCGACCCTGCACGGATGTCGCATCTGACGGCCGCACTGATCCACAACGAGGATGGCTTCGTGCGCGTAGTGGAGAAGGAAGGCGAGGCAATCGGAACGATGCTCGCCCAGATCATGCGCGAGCCCTGGTTCGCGATCGAGCCCGTGGCCTACGAGTACGGCGTCTATGTGATGCCGGAGCACCGGGGCGGCACTGGAGCGGCGCGAATGATCAAGGCGTTCGGTGCGTGGGCAGTCGAGCGGGGTGCACGGATCGTGGATCTGGGTATCTCGACAGAGATTACCGAAGAGCGCACCGGCGCCTTCTACGAGCGGCTTGGCTTTCGCCGTGCTGGCTCGCTGTATTCGATGGAGGTCTGAGCGATGGCATGGGTAGCGCTGATCGGCGCAGGTCTCGCAGCGGCGTCTCAGGTTCAGCAGGGGCGCAACGACAAGGCATGGGCCAAGTACCAGGCAGAGCAAACACAAGCCGATGCGAACGCGGAAGCCGGCGCCGCGCAGGTGCATGCCTCGAACATCATCAGCATGGCAGACCGGCAGCGCAAAGCAGCGCGTGCGGCGATGGCAGCCTCGGGTGTCGACGTGAATGGGATTGGAACGCCCACGATCGTGGATAGCCAGATCGCGGGCGACGCTGAGCATGACGCGTTCCTCACGTTGCTCGGTGGGGAGGATGCGAGGAAGCGTGGCCAGCAACAGGCAATCGGCTTGAACATCAAAGGTAACAACGCGCAGAAGGCGGGCTACCTGGGCGCAGCAACGACCATGCTGAGCGCCGCAGGCAGCATGTACTCCGGCGGCAAGGTTGGCTGGCAGGGGGGGCGATGAGACTGCCCATGGGGAACTTCGGCAACCTGGAGCCCGTGTCGGGGGGCTCGCATGTTGTCGCCAATCCGGGGAATGAAGGTCTTCAGGCCGTGGAGGCCTTGGGGAAGACCGCCTCAGCGATCGGCAGCAACATCGTTCGCATGCGCGATGCAGAGGCCGAACGCGAGCGGCTGCAAAAGGAGCAGGAAGCAAGGCAGGCGCAGGAGCGCGCGGACCGAGCTGCGACTATCACCGCGCAGATCCGCTCTCAGAATGGCCTCTCCGATCTGCAGGACACGCTGTCCGCTGGCTTGGCCGATGGATCGATCACGCCAGACGTTGCGCGTGACCGCTGGAAGACACAGAGCCAGGAGGTGGTCGACACGCACCTAGGCGGCGCGCCGGAGCAGTACCGCGGCATCCTCAAAGCAGAGTCAGAGGGCTGGGTAGGAAAAGGCTCAAACATTCTGGAGGACCGCATCCGCGTGCGGGCCCAGCAGGATGTAGGCGCCAACCTGTCGGCGATCGGCGAGGAGCTGCAACGCACGGCACGCGACGACATCACCGGAGCGACAAAACGTTTCGAGGAAGTGATGGACGTCATGGGTCCGCAAGCGGGGCTGAAGCCCGAGCAGATCCAGACGAGCAAGCAGAAGTTTCGCGAGCAGACCCGCTACACCCAGGCCTACGACCTCATGGGCAAGGCTGGCGACAACATTGGTGCGTTGCGAGCGGTATCGACTCGGCTGGGGAGTGACGAATTCGCCGATGTGGACCCGCAGCGTCGTGTGGCGCTTGAGACCGGCATCCAGTCCAAAATCGCCACACTGGAGAACCGGGCGGCCATCCGGCAAGAGTCAGCCATGCGCCAGGCGGAAGCCACCTTCACATCCTTCTCGACATTCATGGACTCGGGTCGCATGCCGACCGAGGCCTACACGCAGCAGGTGATTTCGCGCGTGAAGGGCACGCCCTACGAAGCGGCGGTCATGGAGTCCATCAAGCAGGCACCGCACAACGCTGCGTTCGCGAGCCAGCCCGTTGGGCAGCAGGTGGTAGCCCTGCAGTCGATGGTGTCGGAGATGAACCAGAGCGGCAGCTCGCCGCAGATGGAGGCCGCCTACAGGAAGCGCGAGCAGATCGTGCGCGGCACGATGGCCGACATCGAAAAGGATGCGATCAGCGCGGCGCTGGATCGCAACGTTATTGCTGCGGTGCAGCCCCTGAACTTCGCCGATGTCACGACCCTGCCGGCGCAACTGGCCGCACGCGGCGATACGGTGGCCAAGGTCAGCACGTGGGCCGGCAAGACGGTCTCTCCGCTCACGGCCGAGGAAGCCAACGCACTAGGACGCGCGATCGACCCGCTGCCGCCGACGCAGAAAGCCCGCGCACTGGAAGCCTTCGCGCGTGCCGTGCCGCAATCGCAGATGCTGGCGATCTCCAAGCAACTGGGCGACAAGAACGGAGACCTTGCGATCGCGGCTGCACTTTCGGTGCGCGACACCACGGAAGGCCGCAACGTCGGAGAGCTCTTCCTCAAAGGCAAGGAAGCCATCGCCCAGGGTCGCGTAAAGCTCGACACCAACAAGGAAACGGGCGTCAAGGCGCAGATCTTCGAGCGTCTGCAGGGCGTCTATTCCTCGCCAGCCGCCACCCAGGCGGCTGCTGATGCGGCCTATGCGGTGTATGCCCAACGCAAGACCGAGGGATCGGACAAGGTTGATACGGCGATCAGCCTGGTTACGGGCGGCATCAAGGACCACAACGGCGGGAAGATCGCCAAGCCCTACGGCTGGAGCGACGACAAGTTCGATGACTGGCTGAAGACCACGACGCCGGCCACGCTAGGTGCGGAGCGCTTTGTGGTCAACGGCAAGGAAACGAGTGCGGCTGAGCTGTCCGCGGCGCTGCCGGGGGCACGTCTTCGCGCCTACGGGGATGGGCAGTACCTCGTGGAGAGTGGATCAGACGTGGTGCGTCTGCCCACCGGTGCGCCCTTCATCCTCAAGGTCAAGTGATGTTCGACGAGATCTACTCAGACTCGCAGCAGGCCGTTCTAAACGACATCACCCGGCGCGGTTTACCGGCGCCACCGCCGCCGCCCAAGCCGGGCGTGTTTGCGGGGTTTGGTCGTTCCGTGGGCGGGTCGGTCATGCAGGGCGGTGCGTTAGCTGCGCGCGGCGTGGGCATGGCGCTGTCCGTCGTGCCCACAGCAATAGATGCGGTGGTGGGCAGCGACAACATGTCGAGTTCCACTCTGACCGACGACTACTTCAGCGCCCTGGATCAGCTCACCAAGCCGGCGGTCGATTACTGGAAGCCGAACCCGGATGGCGTGGGCACGGCGTCGCAGATTGCCGGCGGACTCGCGCGGATCGTGTTGCCGCTCGCGGCAGGTGGCGGAAACCCCACGCTGGTAGTCGCCGGCGAGCAGGTGGGCGCCTATGACGAGCTGGTGGCCCAGGGTGTTGATCCTTCGACGGCGAACAAGGCCGCCACCGTGCGCGGAGCAACTACAGCGATCGGCATGATGATGCCGGCTGCGCTCGTGTCTGGCCGAGTCGCTGCGGCAACAGCGGGCGCTGTGGCAAATCCGCTGGTCGGGATCGGCGATCGTGCGGCTACGCAGTTCATTCTCGAGAATGCCAACTACGACAAGATTGCCGCGCAGTACCAGCCGCTGGACGCCACCTCTATCGCGATCGATGCGCTGGTCGGCGGAGTGGCGGGTGCGGCCGCAGGCAAGCCGCGCGTGCCGGTGTCCCCCGAACAGCACGCTGCGGCGATGGCCCTTAACGAGGCGCACGTAGCCGACGAAGCCACTCTGGTGACCGCTCCAGACCCGAACGCTAAAACGCTGGCCACAGACTTGCAGGTGGAGGCCGCACGTGCCGTGGAGGCGGGGCAACCCGTCGCAGTCGCTGAACGCGCGCCGGTGAATCCGGCTCTGGTTGAGACGAAGCGCACCGAAGCGGAATCCCGCCTCCGCGAGATGGGCATCGCTACTGACAGGGAGGCACGCTCTTGGCGCCCGACGCAAATCGGCCTGCCTGACGGGATGATCGAGCGGACCTCCGATCGGCTGCTGGAGAAGATGGGCAGCGCGATCGACGAGAAGATCAAGAACAGCGTCGCCACCGACGAAGACATCGCCACGCTTAGCGCCATTCGAGCCGAGCAGGCAAGGCGCTCCCAAGGCCCTGCCGCTGCGCCGGAAGCATCACCGACTGCGGTAGGCACGAAGGAAGTCCAAGCGGAGGAACCAGACCCGGTGCGGGCGCTGGTCGAAGCCAATCCGGAGCGTCGTATCCGTCTGGAGGATGGTACTGAAGTGAGCGCGGGCGAGCTTTACAAGCAGGCCGAGACCGAAGCGGCGCAAGCCGAAACCGACAGCCGTGGCTACCAGGCCGCGGTGACCTGCTTCATTCAACACGGGGACATCTGATGCGCAGCGAATGCATCGAGGCGGTGGGCAAGGCGCTGGGCCGCTCTATCACCCAGGATGAGGCGCAGGGCATCGAGGACCGCCTGCGCGAGAACATGCGCGAGCTGGCCCGCAAAGATCCGGCAGCGTGGCGCACGCTCTCTACGGCAGATCGTCTGATGCAGGGCGCAGAAGCCGCTTCGAAGCAGCTGCTCGCCGAAGCTTCGAAGAAGAAGCAGCGTGTCGCGCTCCAGATCATGGCGCATGACCGCGTTACCGGCCGCTACGAAGCGCTCACCGCCAAGGGGCGCACGCCGTTTGCCGCCGTGGGGCGCATGCTGCAGAACGTGGATGCGTACTCAAAGGGCGTGGCGAAGGAGTACTTTTCATCCTTGGTCGACACGCTCCATGCGGTGGATACCAAGTGGCTTGGGATGGTGGAGGACGCCGGCTCTGTGCAGCGCTTCGTGCGCGAGGTGATGGGGCAGGCAACGGGCGACGCCAGAGCGGCAAAGGCGGCAAAGGCTTGGCTCGATACCATCGAAGAGATGCGTCAGCGCTTCAACCGCGCGGGTGGCGACATCGGCAAGCTCGACTACGGGTACCTTCCGCAGCCACACGACCAGGCGCGCGTAGCCGTCGCCGGCAAAGAGAAGTGGGTGGCCGACACGCTGCCACTGCTGGACCGCAAGCGCTACCTGAACGAAGACGGCACGACCTTCAGCGATGAGCAGATGCGCGAGATGTTGGGCCGCGCCTGGGAGACGATTGCCACCGGCGGGCTGAACAAGATGGAGCCCGGCAAGGCTGTAGGTACCGGCTCGCGGGCGAACCGTGGCAGCGACCATCGGGCGATTCACTTCAAGGACCCGGAAGCTTACTTCGCCTACATGAACGAGTACGCGCGTGGCGGCGTGTTCAACGCTATGCAGGCGCACGTAGGCAGGCTCGCCAAAGATATTGCCCTGGTCGAAGAGCTCGGCCCGAACCCGGAAGCGATGTTCCGCTATGTGCAGGACACCGCGAAGAAGACGGGCGATAGCGATCTCATTGGCCCGTACCTCGTGCGCAGCGGCGACATGTGGGCAGCGCTCTCCGGCAAGACGGGAATGCCGGCTAACGTGAAGCTGGCCGACTTCGCCCAGGGCATGCGCAACGTGCAGGTGTTCGCCAAGCTCGGCGGAGCCATGCTATCAAGCGTGACGGACATCCCTACCTACTTTGCTGCGACAGGCTTCAACAGGCTGCCATGGCTCACGTCGGCCACGAACCTGGTTCGCTCCTTCGGCAAGGATGCGAAGGAGTTTTCCAACCGCGGCGGACTGATTGCTGACTCGATCGTTTCGGACATGAACCGCTGGGCCGAGGGAAACATCGGCGCGGGCTGGACCAGCAAGATCGCCAACGCCACGATGAAGGCCTCTCTGCTTGAGGCTTGGACCGATGCCACCCGCCGCGCGTTTGGCATCTCGATGATGGGCGGCATGGCGCGCATGGTGAAGAGCGATTGGAAGGATTTGCATCCGCGCGACCTGCGAGCGCTGACCGCCAAGGGCGTGACTGAGCAGGACTTCCGGATATGGCAGTTGGCAGAACCCGAAGACTGGCGCGGCACTGCGATGCTGACGGCCTCGTCCATTCGGGCTATCGCTGAACCCAAACTGGAAGCGGCTGGCTTTAGTGCTACGGACATCTACCGCGCGACGTCTCGCATGCTTGGCTTCATCGCGGATGAATCCGAATACGCCTCTCTCGCTCAGGATCTGCAGACGCGCGCGGCCGTACAGCGCGGTACCCAACGTGGCACGATCGAGGGCGAGCTGCTGCGCTCGGTGATGCTGTTCAAGGGATTCCCGATGGCCATGATTTCGCGGCACTGGGAGCGCGTCGCTGACACCTGGCGGGACGGCGACAAGGCGCTCGCCCTGGGTTACGCCGCGGGCCTATCCACGGCACTGACGATCTTCGGTGCCATCGCAATCCAGTTCAAGGACATGGCGGCGGGTAAGGACCCGCGCGATATGACTGGTCAGCAGGGCGAACACCCCACGCAGGCCGCCAAGTTCTGGACAGCCGCGCTGATGCAGGGTGGCGGCCTCGGGATCATGGGGGACATCCTCTACACCAGCATGGGCGGTAACGACCGCAGTGGCCGGCCCAACTGGGCTAACCTGGCCGGACCCGTGTTCGGGGATGTGGCGGATGCGATCGACCTGACTGCCGGGAATATGGGCGAGGCCATGCGCGACGAGGACACGCACTTTGGCGCCGAAGCCCTGAAGTTCACCAAGGGCCACATGCCTTTCGTGAATCTCTGGTACGCCAAGACGCCACTGGATCGCGCATTCTTCAATGATCTGCAGGAAATGCTGTCACCAGGATACAACGCCCGTATGCGGGGGCTGACCAAGCGCGATTGGGGGCAGGAGTACTGGCTGGCGCCCGGACAGGACTTGGGTGATGCGCGCGCGCCGAATCTCGGCGCAGCAATGGGGAAAAAGCAATGAGGCAGGAGCAACTGGTGCGCTTGCAGGAGCTGGAAGAGAAGCTCGCCGATGTGGTGCTGATGGAGTGCGATCCGGACCTTTGGCCGGGCTCTGGCGTGCGTCCAAGCGAGCTCACGCAGCAAGAGCGCGGGGACCGGTACTGGTGCAAGAAGAACGCGGCGGCCACGTTCGCGCTACTGCAGCGCACGGCCTCTCTCCTGACCGACGCCTCGCGGCCGAAGGGCGGCGAACACGGGGACGACGAGGACCTGGACCGAGAAGTCGCCAAGGCGGAGAAGGAGGCGGCACAGATCCTGAAGAAATTCACGAGCACCGCGCGTGGCCAATCGTGAGATCAGCTTCGCAGCGTTCTATATTCTGTGGGGGCAGCACCGGAACTGGGTAGTGCCGCCGGTGCACCTGCGGGCGTGCCACTGGATGGAACACCGCGGAGACCTAGCCGTACTGCGAGCGCATCGCGGGTTCTCCAAGAGCACGATCCTTGCCGCGTACAACGCATGGCGCTACCTGCGCCAGCCAGCCTATCGCATCCTGCACCAATCGGAATCCGATCCGACCGCCTACAAGACGAGTCGCGACACGCAGAACGTACTGCGCAACCACCCGCTCACCAAGGGCATGTTCCGCGAAGGCGGCGTGCAGGAATGGTGGGTAAATGGCGCCGAAGACTCTCGCAATGCGAGCATGTACGCGCGGGGGATTCTCTCCAACGTCACAAGCGCGCGTGCGGAGGAGTGCCAGAACGATGACGTGGAAGTGCCGCGCAACATCCAGACACCCGAGATGCGCGAGAAGCTGCGCTACCGCCTGGGCGAGCAGACGCACATCCTCGTACCTGGAGGGCGTCAGCTCTTTATTGGCACGCCCCACACGCACGACAGCCTCTATGACGAGATGGAAAAGCTAGGCGCTGACTGCCTGACGATCCCGATGTTCGAGCGCGAGTGCCGCATCGATGACGCCACACAGGATGCCTACCCGCTGCCATTCGTGCCGGAGTTCGTGTTCGCCGGCATTGGCAAGTCGGCGCGCGTTCTGGTGGCCGGCCGCGACTACCGCATGCGCGGCCAGACGCTAGTCTTCTCCACGCCGCCAGGAGGGTTGATCGACTGCTATGCGGGCGTTGCCTGGCCCGAGCGCTTCGATGGCAAGGAGCTGGAGAAGCGCCGCAAGCGCACCCGCACGATCAACGAATGGGACTCGCAGTACCAGCTGCACAGCAAGCCGATCCACGACGTGCGGCTCGACCCGAACCGCATGGTCCCGTACAGCGTAGAGCCCACGTTCCGCACTATCAACAAGGCCTTGACCATGTGGCTGGGGAAGGCCCGGGTCGTGAGTGCGCGCGCTTACTGGGACTGCGCAACTGGGCGCATCGGCGGTGACGACTCGGTGCTATCGATCGTCCTGGACGATGACCGCGGCAACCACTACTGGCACCGTGCCGTTGCACTCACGGGCGACTATGCCGAGTTCGACGATACGCGGAACACGAAGATCACCGGAGGCCAGGTGCTGCAGGCTGCCGAAATCGTCAGAGGTCTGCGTATCCCGCGCGTCACGGTAGAGACTAACGGCGTGGGGACGTTCGTGCCCAAGCTGCTGCTGCGCGCCTTGAAGCAAGAGGGTGTGCGGTGCGGCGTCGCAGAGTCGCCGGCGCGCGGCAACAAGAACGAACGGATCCTCGGCGGCTTGGAGGGGCCGCTTCTTTCGGGCGTGCTCTGGGCACATACGAGCGTAGTCGACGGCCCGGCCGGCACGCAGATGAAAGAGTGGAACCCGAAAATCAGCGACCAGCCGGACGACTACCTCGATAGTGGTGCCGGCGCACTACTCGATGCGCCCGTGCGCATTGGGCAAACGGGTGGGAAACCACCCTCCGACCGAGACGAGGATTGGCGCCCAACAGCGGGCGTTTTTGAGGTTGCTCTGGAGGCCTGACGTCCGCGCACAGCGAGGCGTCTATGCCTGTCACCGAACAGACACCCATCAACACGTCGACCACCAACGGTGTGACGACGGTCTTCCCTTACGGCTTCAAGATCGCGCAGACCTCGGATCTCCAGGTGCTGCTCGATAACGTAGCGGTGACGACTGGCTTCACCGTGAGCGGTGTGGGGAATGACAGCGGCGGCGACGTGACATTCGCAGTCCCGCCCGGTGCCGGCAAGCAGCTGGTGCGCAAGCGCAACATGAAGTACGCGCGAAGCACCGACTATCAAGAGAACGGCGATCTCTTGTCGCAGACGCTGGACGATGACCAGGACGCCCCGGTCATGATGATCCAGCAGATTGCCGAAGCCCTGAGCAGGGCGTTCCTGTTGCCGCCTGGATCTAGCGCGCCCGTCTTCCCGCCTCTGCTTGATCCGCTCAAATACTGGCGCAACCGCGCAGACGGCCTCGGCGTGGAGTTCGTCGACCTTTCGAGCGGTGACAGTTCGATCGCATTGGCTGCGGCCTTGGCGGACCCGTCCGATACCAAGGGCGCGACGCTGGTGGCATTCGGTCCGGACACAGTAGCGGCGTCACTGGCAGCTTCGTGCCGAATGTTCGCCACCGTTGCCGCGTTGCGCACAAACGGGAATGCACGCATCACGGCGGCCGGAACCTTCGGGTATTCCGCTGCCAATGATGGCGGCGGCGCACCTTACTACAAGGACGCTGCGGACAACACGACGGCGGACGACGGATTCCTGTGCATCGTTGATGCCGGCGGCCGGCGCTGGAAGCTGAACCGCAAGATCGATGAGATCGATCCTCGGCATGCTGGCGTGACGCTGGACAATGTCGACAGTTCGACGGCGTGGGCGAAGGTGTTGGCTTTCGCGGCCACGCTGACCTCAGGCGGCGCTGGAGTGACGATCAAGCAGCCTGTTGGAGTCATGAAGGTTGCGAACTTCACCATCCCGGCGCGCGTGAAAATTCGCGGTGCCGGAAGCCGATCGAGCATCATTAACGTCACCGGGACCGGTGATCTAGTGACGATCTCCGGCGTAACGAACGCTGGCATCTCCGGAGTTCGCATCGGAATGCCGAGCAGCGCAACCGCGGTAGCCCTGCGCGTCACCACGACGACCGGAAACTCGGTGCGTTGGATCGACGTCGATGACATCGAAATCGCCGGCGCTAACGTGTCCGGACAGGTCGGCCTGGCTTTGATCGCCGCGGGATCGGACATCCTGTCCGATAGCGCTTTCAACCGCATCAAGACCTTCCAAGTTGATCAGCCGATTCAAATCAGCGGCGCAGAAGGCAACGACATTCAGGACTTCGAAATCAACGATTTCGCCGTGTCTGTCGCGCGGGCAGCGATCAGCAGCGTCGGACATGCGAACAGACTGTCTGGTCGTGTGGCAGCGTCTGCCGCCACCGCTGGGTCAACGGGTTACACCGAAGGTGGCACCAACAACATCGTCGATATCTCTGTCGACATCGGCGCCGGTGGCAACACTGCGCTCAACATCTCAGTAAATGACGCGGGCAACGTCATCCGCGTGACCCGCCCTGAGTTCCTGACGCCGATCGGCGCATATGCTCGCGGCAACACCATCACCGACAGCCAATTCACCGTAGCAAAGCGCACATTGACGAAGGGCGCGTCTCCGTCGCCCGCAAATTTCGCCTTGTCTGCAGGCTGGGGAACCGGCGCATCGGTCACCGTCAATGGTGGAACTGATCAGCGCGTCGACTTCACGGTGACCGCGGGGAGCGCCAGCTTCGCCGCAAATCCGACCGTGAGCTTCACGTTCGCAGATGGTGCATTCCCGTTCGCACCGATGCCCCAAGTGACGCGCAACGGGGGCAATCAGCTATCTGTCAACGGCGTGCTGGCGAGCTCGACGACGAGCAGTTCGGGTTTCACATGGGTCGGAACGCCTGCTGTCGGCGAGACGTACCGGTTCGTTCTGGATAACCGCTGATGCAGACGGTCTTTGATCTGCAGGCGGCCTTCCAGATCGCCATGGCGCTAGTGGCGGGCCTAGGCGGCTGGTTCATCAAGGCGCTGTTCGGACGCATCGACAAGCTCGAGCAAGCTGACGCCGCGATCGCGCAGTCGGTGGGAGAGCTTCGCGTGGACCTGCCGACCAACTACGTGGGGAAGGGCGACTTCCGCAAGATGGGCGACGACATCTTTGCGACGCTCCGGCGCATTGAAGACAAGCTCGATAGCAAGGCGGACAAATAATGTTCTCGGCCATACTGTCTTTCCTCGGGGGCTCTGCCTTCCGAATGATCTGGGGCGAGATCTCGCACTGGCTGACTGCTCGCCAGGAGCACGCGCAGGAAATCGAGCGCATGCGGCTGCAAGGCGAGTTGGATGCGGCCGCCCATGCACGCAACCTGGAAGCGATCAAGGTCCAGGCTGATCTCGGCGTGAAGACGATCCAGGTGCAGGCCGAAGCCGACATGGGCCGAATCGACGCCGAGGGCTTCTACGCCGCAGCGCGCGAGGCGATGAAGCCGACCGGGGTCTGGTTAGTGGATCTCTGGAATGGAATTGTCCGTCCGCTATGCGCCACGATCGCCATTGCTCTGTGGGTGCTGGCGCTCAAGCGTGCCGGCTGGACGATGGGCGCCTGGGACATGGAGCTTGTCAGTGGCGTGCTGGGGTTCTTCTTCGCTGACCGCTCGCTCGGTCGACGCGGGAAATGAACACTGATCTTGCCGAGCAGATCGCCTGTGCGCTGGCGCGCCGGTTCGAGGGTTGCTACCTGACGCCGTACCTGTGCCCGGCCGGCTATCCGACGGTTGGTTTCGGTGCGCGCTATTACCTCGACGGCAGGGAAGTGCAACTCACCGACCCACCGATCACCCGTCATGTGGCGGAGGTCATGCTGCGCGACTCGGTGCGCCGAGTGCATCTGCCCGCGGTGCTGCGGCTGTGCCCCGGCATCGACTCGCCCGAGCGCTTAGCGGCCATCATCGACTTCGCATTCAATCTGGGAGCAGGGCAACTGCGTGCCTCCACGTTGCGCAAACGGATCAACGCCGGGGCCTGGGATCTCGTGCCGACAGAGCTGCGCAAGTGGGTGAGGGGAGGGGGCCGCGTGCTGCGCGGCCTCGTCCTGCGGCGCGAGGCTGAGGCTGCCTTAGTCTAG